CTAGGTGGTCTTCACTCCGTTGCATCACAATTCAATACACTAAAAGAAACATTAAGGGATCCTGCTCAGGCGGCAGAGGATCACTACTCCCCCATCTTCAACAGTTTGTTTGGACCGGGAGATGACATGATGAGATCCATACAATCTCTGGTAGACGGAGACGTTGCAAACTTTATGACAAATTTCCCAACCGGAGGAAATGATTCCCTCGCAGAACTTTCATCACTCGGAGCAAACATTGCAGATCTCCAAGCAAGTATTCCAGCGTTAATCAACGACGATAATCTACAATTTGAGTTCGCATTGGACTTTATTGCAAAACAAACAACCGGACTTAGCGTTCTATCCATGTTGGATGAACCATGTTTCGGAACTCGCCTGTTAGGAAAAATAGGTAGTCCAGATTTTAAAGGTATTGCTGGTTTATAAAGCATAGATACTAAGACATGGCAAAATATAGCGACATAGATTTAAACTTTTTGAGGAACCCCGTCACGAACGATGTGTCTATCCTTCAGGATGCTGCGTCTATTAAGGCGGCGGTGAAAAATTTAATTCTGACAGATGCAGGTGAAAGACCATTCAATCCGACACTGGGTTCTTCTATCCGAGGACTTTTATTTGAACCAGCATCGCCAATTATTGCGAGTGAAATTGAAGCAAGAATTAGAACTGTTCTAAGAAACTTTGAACCTAGAGTTAAGATACTTCAAGTTAATGTCGTAGCAATATTTGATAGAAATGAATTTGAAGTAACTATTGGATTTAGAATGACTGGCGATACGAGAACTACGGTAGTTCCAATAACACTTAAGAGGTTAAGGTAATGGCGACAAACAGAAAAAACTTATCAGTTAACTCTATAGAATTTGAAGATATTAAAACGAACCTAAAGAATTTTCTCAAAGGTCAAACCGAGTTTAAAGACTACGACTTTGAGGGATCTGGTATGGCAGTCCTCATTGATCTTCTTGCATATAACACATACTACCAAGGTTTTTACAACAATGTCGTCGCTAACGAAATGTTCTTGGACAGTGCTGTCAAAAGAGCATCAGTGGTATCACTTGCAAAGAGTCTTGGTTACACACCAAACTCAAAAACCGCACCAACAGCAATTGTAGATGTGACTCTCGCAGAAGATCCAGTATCCAATATTCTCCTTCCGGGCGCACAATTCATTACAACCGTGAACGGCAAATCTTTTACTTTTGTAAACACAAAATCAGCAGAAATTAACTGGACAAGTGCAACCACTCCGGCGATCACAAATCTAAACATCAAAGAGGGATCTCTGTCTAGTGCAACTTATGTTGTTCCTGACACCGATAACAATAGAAAGTATAAAATCAATGATATCGACGCTGACATATCCACAGTAAGTGTAAGAGTCCAAAACTCCCAGACAGATACCACTGGTCTCACAGACACATGGTCGAGGGCAGGTGATCTCACTGAAATAACCAGTTCATCAAAAACATACTGGATAGAGGAAAACACATCCGGAGAGTTTGAGATTTATTTTGGCGATAATGTTATTGGAGAAAAACTAGAAACGGGCAACCTAATAACAATCACATATTTAATTACAAATTCCACTGCTGCTAATGGGGCGGGAAATGGAGATAGTGCAACTAGTAGAGCGTTTAGTTACCTTAATGCGGCAAACACCGTAGAAGTTAAATCAATTGCCTCTGGAGGAACTGATTTAGAAACAGTTGATGCTATCAGATTTAAAGCACCCAGAGCATTTACCTCACAGAATAGAGCAGTGACAAAAAATGACTACTCATCTCTTGTAGAATCGAACTTTACTGGTTTTGATTCTGTCTTCGTGTATGGAGGAGAAGAAGCAGATCCGCCAACATTTGGAAGTGTGTTTATAGCACTCAAACCCAGTATTGGTACAATTGTCAGTGACGCTGTTAAAAATGAAGTAAAAAATTTCTTAAAGACAAAAGCAGTTTTATCAATCACTCCTACTATTGTTGATCCAGATTACACTTATCTTAGATTAACAGCGGATGTTCTTTATGATAGCACAAAAACAACATTATCGGTAGATTCGATCAGTGCTGCCGTTCGTAGTAATATAATCACTAATCTACAAAACAACTTAGGAAAATTTGATCAATCCTTCGCAATATCAAAACTTCTAACAGATATTGATTCTGCATCATCCGCGATTGATTCGTCCGCAATTGAAGTGTTGATGGAAAAAAGAATTCTTCCAACATCAATCAAAAATGTATCATATATTCTGTCTTTCGGAAATTCGATAGATCACCCACACGATGGGCATAAAAATGTTGTTACCTCTAACACGTTTAGATACTTAGATCCAACGGACAGCGTAACCAAGGACGTTTTTGTAGGAGATGATGGATTTGGAAATATATCTTTCTTTACCAAAGACGGTGTTACTAATGTATTAGTTTTACAGAATGCTGGAACAGTTGATTATGGAAATGGGATTGTTAGGATAGATCAAGTTCAAATATCCTCTCCTGTAGATTCCCCAGAAATCAAAATATTTGCAGTAGCAAAAAATCAAAGATATGTTTCTGTCCGCGACAAAATTATTTTTAATGATTACGCCATTGACACCTCTGCCATAACAATCAGAACAAACGGTATTGTTCAAACCACATCAACCAGAAGTTCAACTTCAAGCACTCTCGGATCCTCACAGACGAATTCGTCTAGCACCTCAACGTCTAGCAGTTCAAGTGGTTCTGGGTATTAATAGGAGATAACCCGTGCCTTTAAACATTTTTGGTGGGTCACTTCTCCTACCGTTAAGAATTGATGGATACACTTTTGATAAACTTCCGTATGATCCGGCAGTTGATGAACGCTTTTCTACACAACTAAAAGACCAACTTCCAGATTTCGTTCTAGAAAACTACGAGACATTTGTTCAATTTGTAGAAGCGTATTATGAGTGGTCTGAGCAACATGGAAACCCAAGAGCAGAGGGTGTAAGATTAGGAACATACAGCGATATTGATGAAACACTTGATAGTTTCTTAGAATATTTCCGAAACACATATATCAAAGATTTCCCTTATCAGTTGGCAGACGGCACCAACGAAAAAACTCTAATCAAAAATGTTGGACACATGTATAAAGCAAAGGGTTCCAAAGCATCCTTTGACTTATTATTTCGTGTTCTGTTTAACACAACAATTGAAGTTGACTACCCCAAAGATAGAATTTTAAAATTATCTGCAAGCACTTTTGATGACAGACAGTTCATAAGAATTGCTCCTATGTTTTCTGTAGAAGAAGCACTAACAATAAAAAATAGTTTACTTGTTCAGAAAAGTCCAATAAATAAAGAAATCTATGCGACTGCTTTAATTGATAATGTCAATTATGTACATGAGGGATCGGTTGATTTCTTCTCTCTTGCTGTACAAGACATATCAGGAACTTTTACAACAGAAAACCCAGTAGAAGTTACCACATCAGGGTCAACCTCTGCGGCATATACCATTCCAGTTTTACCAACTCTCGATTCTTTAAGAATTAATACAGGCGGAACGGGGTATGAACTTGGTGATGATGTTACAGTCAGCGACCAATACGGAAACGCACTACTGAGAGCAAGTATCAATAACGTCGGACCACGCGGAGATATTCGTGGGTTCGAGTACAAAGAAAACTTTGGAGTATATCGATCAAACGAAAGTCTTGCATTTTCCTTTGAAACTTTCAGCGGAACAGGTGCAAGTTTATCTGGTCTAGGTGAAGTTGTTCTTACTGATGGACCTGACACATACAAAGATGATACCGGAAAACTTAGTGGTCGTTCCTTCATACAGGATAGTTTCTTCTATCAAAACTATTCTTATATTATCAGAGTCAATAAGAGTTTACAACAATTTGCCGACGCAGTTCGTCGCTTAGTTCACCCATCAGGAACTTTGATGTTTGCGGAATACATCAACGAGGTTTCTATGTCTGGTGATGCGGGAGTGACTTCAGATTCGTTCACAAGACACACTCCGATAATTGGTCACTACTTACCACACACATTCGGGACCACCATTGACCCAAGAGGATTTACATTCACAACCGGTGCAGGTTCAACTTTCTTTGATTTTTATCCCCTTGGATATAATGGACAAGATGGAAGCACGACAGAAGACTTTTTCCAACTCGCACTTTCAAGTGGAACATATGGAACTCCTCACCTTTTTCCTGAAAATGAAATCATACACGCTCCAGACACAATTCGTGTTAGAAATCATAACGCATCGTTCGTTTCCCAAAGTGCCGAATGGGATAAGGCAGAAATCAATAGAATTCAGGCGGGCGGAGCATTTGGATGTACAGGATACATCGGAGCAACATCAGATTCAAACGGAGAACATGTCGGTTTGTTTGGATTTTTCCCCGTAGGAAGTTCAAGAACAAACACCATAAACACCAACAGCACCAGATTCGGAACATATGTCAAACACTATGGAGGTTATACTTCCCCAAGTGAGACCAGTTTGTCTGGTGGATTCTCTGGTGGACAAGTTACTATGGTTGGTGGGACCGACTCCGCAACTGCTGATTACTGGATTGTACACAGACACCCTGCTCACCTTGAGTTACCGACTTTGGGTCCGACCGGCGAAAGAAATATTGTTAGTATTCCAATGAAACCAGTGCTAGTTGGGAATGAAACCATATCCACAATCACACCAACGACTGATGGATATTATTATAATATAGGAAGAGGACTTACTCTAAACGGAACACCATATCAAATTGGAGAAGTTGTAACACAAACTAGAAACAATGAACCAATCGCAATAGGTAGAGTAATTAATTACACTGCATCAGCATCCCACCAAGGGAACGGCGAACAATATTTCAATATAGGAATTGACACATTAAACATTGAAGTATTGAATGGTCGGTTTACAAAGGGTCTGTTAGCGGCAGACTTCAACCAAGATGGCAAAGTAGATGGAGCAGACCTTGTAGGTGTTCTCTCTGCATACGGAGATACTGGTGGAACCGCCGATCTTAACAAAGATGGATTGGTGGATGGTGGAGATCTCGCTCTTCAATTATCGGCATGGTATCAGACACCAACACCAATAATTGGTGAGACTTCAGGTGGAGCAAGACTCGTCGATCCCTCATTCGATGGCACACTATATACTAGTATAACGCATGATACAAGTTGGATGGATGTTCCTATCAGCATAATGGTAAACGATATCGAATACAGTAATACAACAAACTGAAAGTAATATGGCAGATCTATCAAGTAATCTTAAAGTTTTTCTCGCACGCGAACTCCAGAGACAATTTTCGTCTTTAGATAATAGCGTTGCTTTATTCATTTCTGGTGCCAGTAGCACTACCACTAAGGGTTCTCTTGCTAGTGGACTAGTGGATAATAGTATTGAAAAAGAACTAGACACCCGAAGACAACTACAAACTGCCAAAATATTAACCGACTCCTCAATCGCATTGATGATCCCACGGGTCAATTGGACATCAGGCATAATCTATCAAACCTATTCACTTAGTGCGGATAATTCAACTAGAAACTTTTACGTTTATACAACAGATGGAAATATCTACGTTTGCATCTCCAATGGTGGAGGAAAACAATCATTAGAGGAACCAACCAGTACAGGAACTAGTTTAGAATATCTCGGAAACGGATATGTTTGGAAGTTTATGTGTAAGGTTCCATCTGATCTTATTGATTTTATAGACTCCGAATATATTCCAATTAAAGAATTACCCATATACGACAATAAACCGTTTGCATATGGTTCCGAAGACAAACAATTACAATATGCGGTACAGTACACTTCTAGTGGGAGTGTTGTTGACTCTATAGATGTATCTACACAAGGAAGTGAATATGCCCAAACGATAAAATCATCGAATGGTCATATAGCAGTCCGCTCCGACATAAACACTGTTACCCTTGATAACCGAGCAAGCGGAAGCAACGACATATACAATGAATACACGATTAGAATAGTAAATGGAACTGGTGTTGGTCAGTTTAGAAAAATTACAGCATATGATGGTTCACTGAAAATAGCAACCGTAGAATCAAACTGGAGTGTTCTCCCAGATTCTACTAGTTTATATGAAATAATTCCCACAATCAATATAACAGGTGACGGCACCAATGCAACTGCCTTTGCAAAAATGCATTCATACGCAGCAAACACAATAGACGCAGTAGTCGTTGCAAATGGAGGTTCTAATTATAGCACTGCCTCCGCCACGGTTTCTCCAACAGCAAGTCCTACTGCAACTGTTCTTTCTGTTTACGTCAATCCCATTGGGGGTGTTGGTCGTGATACTGTTTTTGATCTTCTGGCAAAAAGAATTTCTATTCTTATAAAAATCGATGGAAGAGAAAATTTTCGTGCCGTTCTTGGAAATGACTATAGAGAGTATGGACTTTGGTTGTCTCCCAAAATTGGAGCGGGTTACACAAAAGCAGGAAAAATTGCTGGAACTGATGCATATATCAGAACCACTGTAGATCTAGAGTCAAGCACCGGACAAACATTTGATGATATATTCACATCGGGTGGAGAATTTTTATTCGGAACCGAATCTTACAATACCGGCAAAGTTGCAAACGTAACGAATGCATTTACAAAATTTAGTCCCACTCTTGGAAAAGTTATACTAGATGGATTAAATTCTAGACTAAAAAACGGAGAAACCATTCACACGTTTACAACAGACTCCTCTTCGGGTGGGTATACCTTTACTGGAAAAACGGCAAAAGTTAAGAACACTTTATTAGAGGACTCTATTAGATCTTCCTTCACTGAAGTATACAGGTGTTCACATAAACTAGGAGTTAGTAGAACAGATGGATTCTCATTCGATCCCGGAACACCCTACACATCCATACCTTTCGATGCAGCAGCAACTGGGGGTAGTGGTGGGAGAGGAATCGTCCTTGATTTCACCAACATAAATGGTGGCAGTGGGGATGTTTTCTTAAGTAATGTTGTTTCCGGATCTTCATCTAATACAACCGGTTTTATTGCTGGAGAAACTTTAGCAGTAAATAATTTAGAACTAGATATTACTAGTGTTTCTCCCCCAGAATTGAATTTGTTTTCTGGGAAAATGTTATACATAAATGATATAGAACAAGTAACAAGGAACGCAGAGCAACTTGATTTGTTTAAAATTAATTTTGACTTCTAAGGAATAAAATGGCAAAATCATATAGAAAAGACTTCCACGGCAAAAATCCATATTACGATGATTTTGATCCAAACAAAAAGTTTGTACGAATCATGTCTCGTCCCGGTTATCCTCTTCAAGCGAGAGAGGTTACTCAATTACAGACTATTCTCCAAAATCAAATTGAAAGAATCGGTGATCACTTCTTTGAAGAAGGAGCGTCAGTTCGCGGTGGAGAAATCACAGAGTCGAGTGGTATTGCTCTACGACTAAACAGTACCTCTTTTGATACAGAAACACTAAAAACTTTCCGTAACAAAACAATCAAAAACGTAACAACTGGTGTTGAGGCAAGAGTTATTTCTTACTCTGATGTAAGTCCTGACCTGACAGACGACAATAGTCAAATTCTTTTTGTTAATATGTCAACATCTGGTTCATTTTCTGCTGGAGACAAGTTGGTGATTTTAGGGACTCTCCCTGAAGTTTCGGTTGAACTTGTCCCCTCAACGAACACCGCCCCGGCGGTCAGTGTTGCTACCAATATTATCGGCATCGGATCTGGTATATACTATGCTGATGGTTTCTTCATAGAAACAAACAGCGAGACAATTGGTATCGCTGGTGTCACCGCGACATATAGAACTTTTGAAAACCCCTCAGCATCTGTTGGTTTTCAAATTAAAAGAGATCTTATCAGTTCTGAGGAAGATGATAGTCTCAAAGACCCCTCCTTTGGTTTTTATAACTTCAACTCACCGGGAGCAGATCGATATAAAGTAAGTCTTGAACTAAGCACGAAAGAAATCTCAGGTGAAGGTTCTACTTTTGAAAGTGAAGATTATTTTGAAATCATGCGAGTTATCAATGGCGAAACAACAAAACAAATTCGCTATACCGACTATGCAGTATTTGAAGATACTCTTGCAAGAAGAACATTCGACGAGTCAGGAAACTATACGGTAAGACCTTTCCAACTTACCACAGCAACACACATAGAAGCATTTGGTGTGTCCAGTAACGGAACCAAGCACGCAATTAAACTTGGAGCAGGCAAAGCATATGTTGGTGGATATGAATTTGAAACGATTGCACCAAGATATATCGCAGTTGATCGAGGACTTGATAAAAACATTGTCACTCAACAAATCCTCTCAACTCCACTGACCAATTATGTAAATGTTCTCAGAGACTCATCTTTTGATTGTCTTGTTTCTGGTGATAACCAAACAAGAGAAACATTCACAAAGAACAAAAAAGGTATCGTTCAAAAAGTCAATGATCTTGGTGGGTTACAAATTACAACCAATATCGGAACCTGTAATATCAGGACAATTGAAGAGGACACGGCAGGAAACATAAAACTCTATCTCTTCAATATTAACATGACTGATGGGAAGTTTTCAGACTCAACACACATCGCCATAGATGATGGTAGCACAGATGATAACACACAGAGATATAGAATTGGCATTGAAGATACTGAAACTGCATTAGAAGATATTGGTTCTTCGAGACAAATATTCAAAGCACCAATTGGTTCTGGTTTAATCAGAGCATCGGGTTCTGGTGGGTTAAACTCCTCGTTCCTAGTCAAGAAGGCATACCCCTTTGATATGAGTTCTGGTAGTGTAACGATTACCTCAACCAAACCATTCCTCCCACCAACAAGATCATCATATTCAATTTTCTATAGTACAAACTCATCCGGTGACGGTGCAACTCTAATGAACATCGGTACTGATATGGAATTATCAGTTTCAAACAACCAAGCAAACCCAGTTCTTACCATAACAAAGGGTTCAAATATTCCCGATAGCGGTAAAGGAACAGTTATTGCTTCACAACAATGGCAGTCCGATGCAAGTTCTGACGTAGAAAATAATATCAGAACAAAAACACTGGCGGATGGGGCGAGAAGTGGTGTTACCGGCGATCCCAAAACTGGAATTGTAAAACTCGCACACGCAGATGTTTACTCCATGACCACGATCAACGATGGTCAACGTGATGTTACTAATAGTTTTGATCTAGAAGTAAACTCCGGAATTGATGCATACCGAAGAAGTAGAATTGTACTTAAAGCAGGTGCAACTTGTGCGGTGGATGCCGATGGTAATCTAAATATTAACTCCGCCACATATAGATATTTTTCACACTCTGGAGACGGACCATTTACGGTGGACTCTTATCCACTAGAGCAAATAAAATATGATGATATTCCAACATTCACCGATACTGAAACAGGAGAAACCTATAGTCTAGCAGATGCCTTTGACTTTAGACCTGTTACAACAGATGAAGAAGATACGTCGTTTGATAACGGATCTGGTGGTTCACAGGTAGTTGCTTTCAATAACGGAATTATTCTTTCTACCGTCTCATATGAACATTATCTTAGTAGAGTGGACAGCGTTGTTCTAGATAGACAAACTAGAGAATTTAAAATTATACAGGGTGTGTCTGCTGTTTCACCCAAAGCACCTGAAGTAGATCCCCTCAATATGAACATTGGTGATCTCAATGTTCCACCATATACTAGGTTCTCATCGGACATAAAATATCGATATATTGATAATCAAAGAACAACAATGAGTGAAATTAATGAGTTAGAATCCACCACACAATTCGACTCATATTTCACCTTCAAAAACGATCTAGAACAAGAAGCACTAAACCGTGCCCAAAACTTCCGATCATCAAGAACAGCATTTTCAGATGGTATCTTTGTTGACACGTTCCTTGGACACAATAATTCTATAACGTCAAAAAGAGATCACAACTGTTCAATAGACACAGAACAGGGAGAACTTCGCCCAGCATTTGAATCAACATTTATCCGAATGGGAATTACTGGTGCTAGTCTCGGTGCCAATGTAGAACGAACCAGTGATAATATTTACCTCCCCATCAGTTCACAGGTGCGATATACATCCAACCCATTAGCAAACGATGTGATTAGTGCAAACCAATTCTCTGTCGCAGACTATCTTGGAACAGTGACATTATCACCAAGTAGTGATAACTTTTTTGCTCAATCACTCAAACCAACAGTAATTGTAAATACTGTTGGTGAGGCGGATAACTGGGAGACATTTATCAATGCGTACCAGAGAGGTAGATCAAGTGGTTTTGGTTCTCAATGGAAAGATTGGGAAAGTCTTTGGTTCGGTTCTCGTAAAAGAAACGATATTAATATCGAACACGAATCATCCGGGAACGAATACACAAATCCCAGAAGATCATCATATGTCTCTAGAGTTCTTTCTGATAAACTGATTAAAAAGATCGGTAATAAAATTGTAGATTTAAGTGTCGTTCCATTCGCAAACAATAGAACTGTTGAATGTTTTATCGACAACCTGAAACCTTTAGCAACCCACTATGTCTACTTCGATGGTCAATTTAAAAGAACTCTTGTAACAGACGTAGCAGGATCTGCTACTGGTATAACCTTTAGTATTCCATCAAGAACACACCTCACTGGTAAAAAATTAGTCAGAATTAGTGATGTGAACGATGGTTCAGTTGCCCTTGCAACATCAAGTGCAGATGCAATATATTATGCTGAAGGATTATTAGAAACGAAAGAAGGAGACTCTTACTCTGTACGACCAGCGATTACTAGAAGAAAAGCAAGCAACGTGGATGATGTCTCTAGTGATTACTATGAAGCAAACTCCGCAGACAACCTATCAAGAAGTTTCAATTCACAAACACCATTCGCACAAGAAATTTTTGTGGATCCAACAAACTATCCAAATGGAATCACTCTAAAGGATGTTGAATTATTCTTTTCATCGCTTCCCTCTGGATCATTGGATACAAGAGATCCTGTCAAGGTTCATGTGCGACCCATGTATAATGGTTCTCCACATCCATTTAAAGTTCTTCCTTTCTCTGAGGTAACTGAAACAAATATCATCAGAAATAGAGCAGAAGATACACAAGGGAGCGGAACAACCTTTACCTTCTCTACTCCTGTTTATCTCAAACCAAACACAAGTTATGCGATATGCGTCAGTACAAACGCGGACTATAAACTATGGTACGGTGAAGTAAACGAACAAGCGGTAAATGGGGAAGCAGGATTATTTAGTGCAACACCTCAAACCATTAAACGTCCACAACTCATGGGTCCGATGCATATTCCTCTCAATAATGGTACTTCTACATCATACGATACAAGATACCTTAAAATGACTGTCAACAGGTGTGGATTTCTGGATCTTTCGACTGATGTTTCAATAAACGCATTTTCAGAATTTACTTCCAATATTCTTAATGTTATTCCCTATCATGCTGCCTTTATTCACAGCAACGAGCAAATATCTGATGAGGTAAAACCAGTATTCCAACTCGATAGTTTCAACTTCAATGGTGGAAACGAAACTAGACCTAAAGTTGACATCAACACAACCATTGATGATTTCGCAACCAAGAAAACTATTAGTTCCTCTCAACCTGTAAAAATTACAACTCGTTTCTTAACGGATGCAAAATCAGCAGTTGCTAGTATGGTTGATGGTGACAGATTAGGATTTCTTGCTGTAGAGTACATGGCAAACAATGATGATGCTGCTGCCATTACAGAAGAGTTGCAACCAACAGCAAGACTCGCAACGAACCGATCACGTTATGTTGGTAGAAAAGTAACTTTAACTAGAGCAGCAGATGATATTGTTGTGATAATCGATGGATCCTTCGTAGGTAATTCGCAAATTAAAGTTTATGTTAAACTACAAGGACCAGATCAACCAAATGGTATCTTTGATGATAATAACTATGAAGAATTATTCCCAGAGGGACAAGAGGGATCAGAGGGTGTTTCTGCCAAGTTTGCAGAATTGAAACCACAGGGAAGTGTCGGTGGTGTCATGCGATTTACCACAAACAATCTTTCTCCCGGAACCTCCACGGAATTTAATGCTTACCAAATCAAGATCCTTCTAATGGGAGAAAATGTCAACAACGAAGGAAATGCTTCAGAGATTCCTGTGATCAATACAGTATCTGCTGTTCCCCTTCGTAGAGTTTCACAAGATGAGATTCGTAGATACACACCACCGGGATCCGTTCTTGCTTGGTCCGGTGGAGGAGTCGCTCCATTCGGATTTGTCTACTGTAACGGAACCGCTTATAACGCTGTGGCAAATCCAGAGTATAAAGTATTGTTTGAAGCAATCAGAACTCGATATAACCTTGCCACAGATCCTGTCAACAGTGATGGATCATTCTTCCGAGTCCCAGATCTCAGAGGCAGAACCATTATTGGTACGGGAACACCCAACCCCGCTCAGGGTTCTGATCTTCTCCGAACACTTGCAGAAAAGGGCGGCGAAGACGAAACCAACCTAACGCGAGATCAGTTACCCCCGCACACACATAACATTGGTGCGAGAGATCTATCAGACCCGACGGTCATTAACAACAGCGGAGGATATAATGCTATAGCACAGAATGATGTCAGCAATATTGCTGACACCATTCCAATGTGTTCGGGTGGTTCCGGACTGTTCCCAACGGATGACGATGCCCACGGTAAGGGTGGATTTGCAAGTGTCGCCTATACGCGACCACTCGCAGGTCCGGAACCAGATATCTTTGGTTTAATGTCAGATTCTATGGCAGGAAACAAGCACAACAACATGCCACCGTTCCTCGTACTCGACTATATAATTAAGATCTAATAAAGAAAGACACTAATGGCAGGACAAGCGTTTGATAACCTGAATAAGATTTTCCTCTCGGATACCTTCCGGGCGTGGTTTGATAAAACAAACCAAATTGTCAATACCATGAATCCACTTGAGATTTACGGTGTCACTGCTGGGCGAGGTGAAGTTGCAGGGTTGACGATGGACTTTGGAGCGAATGGTATTGTTACCATTGGTCTTGAACTTCCTAATGCACTGACC